CGCTGAATCAATCGCTCTCTTGTCCTCACCTTCCACAGTTTGTTGGTTTCCGGGCGAAGCTATCTTCGGCACTCTTTTTACTTTCTTTCCATCCAGCTTTGCTTTGCGCAACTGATCCATTTTCATGGCGTCATGTGCAATCATTACTGTGCGATGGTCAGAAAGATTTTGCAGTTCTTCGTTTTTAAAACCTTTTGATGTTAAAAACTTTTTAATATCCGATTGGAGTTTGTCCCTTTTATTGGGATCAGCGAACGCTGGAATTTTCTCGATTAATTTATCTTGTTCTTGTTGAAGAACCTGTTGATATTTTTCTCGGTATTCCGCATCTTTCCGCCTTTTTTCTACTTCCAGTTCGGATCGAACCTTTGCTTGTGCCTCTCGCTGCCGTGTAATATCCGCCTGACGGCGAACATACTCTGCTGGATCTTCTTGGAAAAGACGATCCAACTCAGCTTGATTTTCAACCGGATCCTTAAAAGTGGATGAAAGTTCTTGTAAGCGATTGGTATATTTTTCTCTTTCTTGGTTTGCCACATTCATCTTATCTATTATCTTTTGACGCTCATCCTCAATGGATTTGCGATCATCCGCTAATTTCATAGACTTTGTTCTGTAATCAGTTTCTTTGGAATAACCTGCCCTTAATTCATCAAGGGTAACTTTTTGCATTTTGCCATTAATTTTGACATCAAAGAGTTCCTCGTCTGTCGGCTTGTCGGTGTCCTCAGATACTAAATCCAAATCGTCAGGTGTTAATTCCTGTACATCATCGGCTACGGATTTTGTTTTCACATCCTCTTTTACTTCTGATTTTTGCTCCTCGTTCCCTGTGGCTTTGGAATTATCCAAAAGGTTAACAAGGGCTTCTTCTGCTTGAAAAGTATTCAAAGCAGATTCCTTTGCAGGATTGTCTGCCATTTCTCCTCCTAATTTTAATTAAAATTAATTTAAGGTTTTTTTCTTTATGCTTTTTGATAATTGTTCGTTCGCCATCTTGCCTGTATCAGCTACAGACTGGATTTCGTTAACGACCATATCAAGAGCTTTTGAAAGTGTATAAAGCCACTCCCGTGCTTCAGAATCACGCATAGGCGAATTTTTCCATTCAAGGTCAATCGCCTCACGGACTCTTTTCACCGCATTGGTGAAAACTTCATCTTCTAAAAAACTTTTTGCGTGTGCGCCTTTAGACTTTTCTTTTTCTAATGACATTTATCTCCCGTATTTACGAACAGCTTCATATCCGCTTGGTTTAGACTTTGTTTTCATTCTTTGTTGCTGTCTGCTAGGGCCTTTTCCTTTTTTCTCACTTTTGGTTTGAGTAGCGACTTCTTTTACTTCTGTTTTCTTTTCTTCCTTGCCGCCCCTTGTATTAATCACTTCCTGTATTGTTTCTAATTCTTTCTTGGTTCCGTATTTTTCATTGTTGATGACGTTATGACTTGTGAAAACTTCCTTTTCCTTCCACATGTCCAGTTTCTTTTTAGGAACCCTTGACCAGTCATTTGTTCGCATGGCTTCATTCACCAAATCTATCGCATCCTGCATGGATCCATACGCATGTACTTTTTTTACACCGTTTTCATAGGTTTCGTATTTACCGGTATTGGTATTATACGAACCTCCTCCGCTTGTAATAAATCGTAATTCGCTGTCAGGCCCGACAACGCTATATTTGTTAACTGCTGTTGGGGAAAGTGTTTTATTTAATTGATTCGCTAAACTAAAATTCTTTTCAAATTGGGGGCTGAACATAATCCGTGTCCCGTCTGGTGTTCCTCGTATCATTCCTCGCTGTGAGAATTGACGAAGGATTGCATCGTAATTTGGTTTTTTAACAAATTGTTCCGCTACTCGAATAGCTGCTGGTTTTAAAATTCCACCAAATAAACTTTTTGACTTTTCGCCGGAGGGTTTAATCCAATCCTCGTATTCAAGGATTCGTCCTTCTTCTGTTACAAAACCTTGCTTCATTCCAAAGTCAATTAATTCCTCATCGGTATAGGTGGGAATAGTACGAGCGGAATCAGTTTCTCTTATTTCTTCTCTTTCTCTAACATCCCCTTGTGGTGTATCGTATTGAACTGTTGCTTGTTCTTCAACTCGATCGGTAACATCTTCTACTGTTGGTGATACTTGAGGAACAACAGATACTTGATTATTGGTAGTGGAAAAAGGAAATTGTCCGAAAGAGGCCCAGTTGGGATCTTGTGCGACAATTTGTTCATGGGTAAGTCCGCTTGCTAATTTTGCATTATAGTTTTCTGGTGTATAAAATGTACCCAGTAAATTCAACTGTCCCATGCCGGGTTGGTTGATTGTGGTTGCTACATCTGCGGCGGATACATTACCTAATCCTGCTGCCATTATTTACTCCCTGCTTTAATCTTTGCTGTTTCAATTTCAGCCGCTTTACGCAATTCTTCAGAATCAATTTTTTCTGCCTCAATTTTCAAGCGTGCCATGATTTCCATTTCTTTCATTTTTAATTCATTCATCATTTCTTCACGTTTCACCTGAATATTGGCCATCGCCTTTTGTTGATCCATCGCTATTTCTTCCCGTGCTGTTTGTAAAACAGGATCAACTGGAGGTGGTGGAGGGGGTGGTGCTGTTTGTGGATTAAGGAAAAACGGTTCGGCTGACTTGAAGCCCGCATTGATAACCAATTTTTCCAATGTGTTGTAAATCTTTTGTTCGTCCACCAAACGTCCCATCGCTCCTGCTTTTATTAATTCTTTTTGAACGCCTAGAATTTGAGAAAGCAAAGCTACTCGTTGGTCGGTATTACCGGTGCCGAGCCCTACTTCAATCGTAACATCCATTTCCTTGTTCGCCCAGTCCATCGGATTCATTTCTACAAATTCATTTCGCAGTCGAATCATTCTTGGCTTATCTTGGTATTTAGTAATAAGCTGGAGAATAGAGCGGAACATATCCTTGACGCCGGTTTCAGCGAAGATACGGGCTATGAGCTCTATGCGTTGTGTGGCCGCATTCATCAGCGCATTCACGCTTGTTGCGGTTGTATGTGATTTTTGAATAATATCCGGATCCGCTCCCATTTGGGTACGGGAAATACCGGTACGTGATTCTCGGAGTTGGTCTATCTTTTCGAGCATGGATAGGCCTTCGTTCAAGAAACTTGGTGTTGCTAAAGGTTGTACGGCTCCGGGCCCTTTCACCCTGACAATACCACCCGGTCGAGAGGAAATTAAATCGTCTAAATTAACTTGGCCATCTACTACTACGTTCCTTGCATTGTTCTGCAAGTACATGTTATCCATTGTTTGTCGCAGGATGGTGCTTTTGATAAGCTGAAGATCCATCACTAGATCCGCCACACTCATTCCAAAGAATAAATGAGGCATAGGAATTGGCGTTACCATTGAGAATGGAATATGGTCGATCGCTTCGTTTTCCAATACATAGGCCTTGTTACCAGCCATTGTAATCTTGCGTAGTTCAGCGTATCCAGTCTTATGATAGTCAATGCGTGTATAGCATTCAATCATTTCAATCCAGTCGGTTGACTTGTCGATTGATTGAAACTCCATTGATGGATCGGATGTTTCGTATAGTTCTCTTGTTGTATGTTCTTGATTATAAAACGTGTTGGTGTAGGTAGGAAGTTTATTGACAACCTTCTTGGAAAAACCCATGTTCATGAGTTCGGTTCGAGTTTTAAATACTCGGTGCGCTATGAACTGGGCGTCCTGAATATTGGTTGCCCTTCGGGATACATAAATTTCTTCGGGAGGAACGGGAACAACTTTTATTTTTCCAATTTTTTTCTTGCGCTTAATCTTGACATCATAGATCAATTCTACGCCTACATCGGTTTGATTTTCTATTACGTCATGATTAAGAACATCAACCTCGTCATCAATCAATAATGATTGAAATTCTGTTTCAATTAATCCTTTGTATTCTTCTTCTTTTTCTTCAATTTCTTCGGAGTAGTAATGCTTGACAAAACCGTTCTTCTGCATCAACGCATCCTTGAACATGGTATACAGAATGAGAAAACCCGGATTGTCTTTCATAAAAATATAATTGACGTAGTCCGTGCATTGTTCCGCTATCGTTTGATCTTCAGGCCCTTTGGGCTCGAAGCGAACAATCTGCTCCCCTGCTGTGAATATGCGTAATAAAGATGGTAGGATTGATTCAATAACCTCTAGTACATCTTGTGATACAACTTGTGAACGTCCTTCAATTTCATTACCGTACGGCTCTCCCAGATAATATTTATAGGCGGTTCGTCTTTCTTGAGGGATCTTTCCCTCTAACCAACCTAATGAATTATCTAACTCTTGGCCAAGTAATGCAAGGATTTCAGAATCCCTCATTTTTGCCATAATTTATCTAAACTTTTCCCCAGTTTTTAGCGTGTGTTCTATCTGGATCAAATATTTTACCACGAGTTATATTTTTTGTTGTGTCCCAGTTTTTCGGTTCGCTTGGAACGGCTGTATATTTTCCTTTGTTATTTGGCTGCGCTGCCGCATCCAAACGATCTATTGTTGCATCATATCCAGCTACCCTGTATTCACTACGAACAGAACCGGGCCCAAAACTTAATCGGCCGTGATAAGGTTTCCCTCTTGAACTTCCCATTTTTTACTCCTTCCATTGAATAACGAGTGGTGCGCCATCGGCGCCCACTATTTCTTGTTGTGTCTTATCTCCATACACTTTCGGTACCAGCTTGCTTGCCGTCCAATGAGCATCGTGCATTAAGAGTTTAAGTGCATGTGTTTCTTCCAGTCCAACCGATCCCTTGTTTTTGGAACGATCATAGGTATCCAAACATTTCTTTCGATTGTCGGAAAGGATATACTCCACCCCTTCCTTTTTGGAGCGATTATACTCCTCATGAAATCCCTCTTTTTCCCGCAGCCATGTGCGGATTGTTTTCCAGCTTGGCATCTCCGCATCCGTAGTAATGGAGCGAATAGACTCACCGGTGGCCAATCGGTCGCATATTTCGGCTATTAATTCGGGGCTGTATTTAGTCGGCATGACCATTAGATAATTCCTATGTTTGGATATTTTATTTTACTTGAAAATTGTTTTGATTCATTGAGTCCCACAGCAAGATACCGGAAGGCATCGGCTGCATGGGAGGCCCATGAATGCTTGGGCTTGTTTTTCATTTGGCCCGTCTTGTCGTTGCGTTCCCATGAGTATTGGCGCAGGGCTTCGAGTCCTAGTTGGCATTTATCCCGATCAAACCAGCATCGAGGTAGAATCATGCGTGCCGCATTGATCCCGTCCTCAATCGAGAGTTTTGGTACAATCGTAAAATAGAGACCAAGATTACTCGCAATTTCATTCCGGCTTTTTCCAGATCCCAATTCCCTCACTTTAAGGTCATGGGGCCCGTAATGATCGCCGTATTTGTAATCCTTGCTTCCAAGATACTTGGCGTAGTGCTCCAGACTTTGACCGGAGTTCTCATAGTATTCAATCAGGTGGATGCGGTTGCCAACATTCTGTGCAAACCAAATGCTCGTGGCATCACCGATCCCTAAATCCCAGTAGGTATTCACCTCGTATTGCGTATCATACTCGATGTTCGTTATTTGTTCTTTATCCGTTATATCACTAATAGCACGGGTATAGATTCCTCCCAAGACACCAGCATCAAAAGAGCATTCAAACTCTTGTTCAAACTGCTCCGGCGACATTAGTTTCTTGGAGCCCTCTAGTTCTTCATCATCAATGATATTCGTTTCACTTGCCTTAAAAATGGCGGAATACCAGTCTTTTGAATTACGAGCATTATCGTATAAATCAAAGAAGGCATTATGTCCGGCTGGTGTGCCTATGGCGATCAGCCATCCTTTCCGGTCAGCTAATGCTGGCCGCAGCACTTCCCATATTGCCGGTGGCATCAAGGCAATCTCGTCTACCACAATTCCATCAAAGCGCATGCCACGCAAATTCTGGTAGGCGTCTGCTCCAAAGCATTGTATTCTTCTCTTGCCCGGCAGATCCACACGCAATTCCGTTTCATGATATTTCACATCCGGAATGGTTATGGTGTAATCCATCAGATAGCTCCATGCCGCTTGCTTGGCCATCCTGTAGGTTGGCGCTATATAGCCATAACGTGGGCTATCAAGCGAATTGAGCATACATTTCTTAATCAATTCGTTGAGGACAAGACACGTCTTGCCAAATCTTCGGTGGGCGACTAGAACATTCCAGCGCTTTAGATTATCATGTATTATCTTTTGGTGAACTCTTGGTTTGTACGGTATCGTTACTTTCACGTCTATTCCTGTTTAATACACCCCAAATACTTGCCACATCTCTCTCCTTGACAACACCTCTGCCGCTTTCCCCATCGGTAGGCGCCACAGGTTCATCCAGTCCTAAAATGTGCTTGGAAAAATGATTCTTAAAGTTGCTGTACTTGGTGGTGCGTGGATTGACATTCTTCTTGCTAGGGACAACTTTTGGCTTGAATCGAGGAGTGCGTAGGCTTCTTGCTACGGGATTTGATTTTCTCATCTAGGCCCCACAGCTCGGACAATCATCGGGACATTTGCAGTCCGCCTGTGATTCCGCTCCGCATACCGTGCATTTTTCTTCCATTGTGTCCTCCTTATCGGGTTCAGGCTCCACCGTTTTGAGCCGGTGAAAACTGTTTACCTTTTGTGTTAATATTGTGTTAAATATGTTCATTTCCTGTGATACTCCAAATGAAATCCAATTAGATTATTCTGGAAATCCGCTAGAAATTTCGGATAATCCTCTGAAGGCATGTCAATGAAGCCCTTGAACTCCTTTGGGCCGTCCTTGATCTTGCGATAAATTTTGGTTCGGTGAAAGAGTTTCTTCAACCCTCCCTTGCCGATTTGACTCACCTCAAGAATATGTGTGCTGTTCTCTGGGTTCATGTAATCTCGATGGTTCGGGCCTTGCGGCTCTCGGGAACAATGCGCTCCAAAGATACCTTGAGCAAACCGTCCTTCAGTTCGGCTCCCTTAACCTCAACATCCTCTGCAATCGTAAAGGACTTGGAGAAGTACCTCTTGGCAATTCCCTTGTGAATGACCTCGTCCTTTGCTGCTCCCTTCTCATCCTTGACGGACTTGATGGTGAGGATCCCATCTGCATAATCCACCGCTATGTTCTTCTTGTTATATCCTGCAAGGGCAATTTCAATATTGTAGGTATAATCACCTGTTTTGCAGATATTGTACGGCGGGTAGGTTGGGACTGACCAATCATCATCGAACATCTTTTCAAAGTGGTTAAAGACGCTGTCGTACCCAATGGTTACTGGTCTGAGTTGGTTAAAGATAGATAATGCTTTATTCATTGTATACTCCTTTTAAAGCAAGTTTAATCCTGACATCCATTATGGCCTGTCAGGGCTATATAAATGGGGGTGGTAGTTATTGTATGACTCCCCATGAATAGTGGAAGGAAGGTCTGGGGGTGTCCGGCCTTCTCTATGGAATCACTTTAGAATCATTCTAAAATAGATTGTTCCGATAACTAAAGATTATAGGAAGTAAGCCATTAAAATACTTAATGATTCCGCTATTTTTATTATTATTAATGATTGTATTGATCTTATTTATTAATTTTATAATAATTAAGGGCCTTATATGCTCTTATGTGTTACTTTAAGCATAAAAGGGATTAATTATACCCTTTAAACGCCTATTATAACGCCCTCAGTTGATTAATAATGGAATAGGTATCAAAATACCCTTAGATATTAAAAAAGGCCCTCAATAGTTAAATTAAAGGGCCTTAGTATGTTATAGTTCTTTAGTCTGAGATATGTGAAATACGTATACTTTCCTGTAATAAGGTTCGTCTAGCGCTTGGCCGTTTTTATCAGTTGTAACCTTCACCATGATCTTACAACCTTGTTGACCTTTTTGCACTATTCGATTCTTACCTAGCCACGCTTTATAAGTGAATACGTTTTCTTTAGGATCTATTTCTTTGGCCTTAATACCATGAATAGATGTAAAGTGATTAACTACTGTATTATAGTTAATGACTTGATCTTTACCGGCTTGTATTCTTTTAAGGGCTTTTAATCCTTCGTCTATTCTATTAGCCGGTACAGTAAAAGAACCTTTAGCAACCTTTTTTCTTGCGGGGTGCTTAAAATTAGGCCCTTTTAAGTCTTCTTTATAAATTAGTTTATCTATAAACATTTAATACCTACCTTTTAAATTATAGGTATTATTATAGTTTAAATAGATTGTCAATAATTATAATTGACAATAGTTGTAATTAGTATTAATAAGATTTTAACAAGGTAGGTAACATGC